ATCATTTGTTGATTTATAATAAGATATTAAACCAAGAATACGGCGCTTAAATACTTCTTCATTTTTTAATTTATCTCCTTTTTCAATATCTTCATCTACAAAATAATTTCTGAATGTATCTCCTTCATCATCAATTGGAAAAAGTGATACTTTCTTTAATTCCAAATATTTTACAATAACACTTTCTCGGGAGCATGTTTCTTCTATAAATTTAAGTGTATCTCTATATTGTTCGCTATAAGATGGAACTTTAATATGAAATTCAATGGATCGATTTACTTTATTTATTTCTAAATAATCAATAAAAGGATTGTTCATTAATTCTTCTTCCAATACAGATAAATTCCATTGTTCTCCATAAGATGGATCAACTCGAAGAATACGATAATAGGTAATTTCAATATAACCACGAAGGAGATTAAAAAGAAGTGCTGTTTCAAATGGATCATTTATTAAAGGTGTACCACTCATTGCAATTATCTTTGTATTTTTGGAATTCATTAATGCATTATATATTTCCGTACCTTGTTTACTTGTTCCCATGATACCGCTCATTATTTTTGATATTAAATTATGAACCTCTTCTATAATAATAACTTTATTATCTAAACTTCCTATTTTTCTTAATTGTGTAAGAGTATTATTTGCATTATATGATATAAAAGAATATTTTTCTTTGTATAATTCAGGGTCTTCTTTATACTTCGAATCACCACAAAATAATAGACCATCATATATAAAATTTGTTCTTAATGAAGCTGGTAATAAAACAACTACATTCTTTTCTGTTTTTAGATTTTCAGCAATTGTGATTGCACTACATGTATTATGTGTTACAGTGAAATCTCCAATTAGATAACGATTATTTCCATCTAATGTAAATCCATAATATGTGTCTTTTTCCAATTTTTTAATTTCAAAGATGTATTTGTTATTATATGATATTTTTTTATTTTCAGGTATATGATTTTTATTGTATAAAAGTTGTTTATTATTTAATTTAAGATTATTTAATTCTGTTCCATAAATTCTTAACAAATAATATGGGTCTCCATCTTCTTGAATTGTTATTAAAGATTGTTCTATAATAACACCTAGAGAATAACATAAAAACTTAATTTTATAAATATTTTCTTTATTAAAGATTTTTATAATATAAGAATTAGAATATGTTTTATAGTTTGCATCAATTATTCCAGATAATAATAGGAATCGGGAATCTTTTGAATTAATTATATAAGAATTATCAATTATTATATTGTTTATATTAAATCCATAATTATAAGGATTCATAATGGTTTTTATTTCAGGAAAATTAATTGATGTTCGATATCCATATAAAGTTTCTTTTTTTTCGGGAGGAAGATCTAAGAAATTTAAAACTGTCATTTCAAATATTTCATTATTTTCATCTTTTAAAACAAGAATATGTTCAGAGTTTACTATATAAGAATTTTTTTCATAAATAATTTTATACATTGTATCCTCACCAGTTGCAAGAGATAAAACATTACGAGGATTTGAATCATCTCCCATAAGTTGATCACCAACTTCTATATTTTGAACCATTTTTATAGAACCATCATACATTAATATAGGAGTATTTATTCCATGGCACTTTCCACTACCTAAACCGTGATATAGAAGAACTCCGCGATAGGGAGAGTTATTTTGCATATAATCGCGTAATAATTTTTGGTATTTAAAAGGTGTAAATGAATTTGTAATAGTTGGATTTTTTCCTGTTGCGCGGTATTTTAAAAATGTTTCATTTATCCAATTAACAAACTCTTTTTTATTAGGATAAACCCAGTTTAAGGGTTCTACTAAATTATTTTTATTTAAAAAATTATTTAATTTTTTTGAAATCTGTTTTTCAGAATTCATATATATTATATATTTATTTTATTTATAAAAAATATTATATATTATATATATAATATATAATGGCATCTGTAAATCCATTGAATACTCCTATTACTCCTAAAACTAATCATTTTAATGGCCTTTCTAATAGTCCTGCTGCCGGTGGTACTCCTAATAATGGTACGCCCGGTAGTATAATTCCAGGTGCTTCTCCTTCTATTGACTATGAATATGCAATTAGACTTTATAGACAATTTGATACAAATTTAAATGAAATAAATGATTTATGGAAGGATATTAGAAATTTTACTAATAATGGAAAGGAACTTGATATATCTATTTCTGCTCTTCTTAAACTAGGATTTGATCCTAAAACTCCTGTTGGTGCATTAGTAATTGACAACTTAAGAAAATCTGCTGCTGCATCTGCTTTATTAGCAAGTGCAATTAGCCAATATTTAATAAACTTAGGTGATAAAAATTCACCTCCTTTACATAAAGATAATGTTGCAAATAATCGTAGTGTTAAGTATCCAATTAGACAAGAATCATTACCTTTAAGAAAAAACGGAGCACTTTTTGGTGGTGAAAAGAAAAAAAGCTCAAAGTCTAAAAAACCATTAACATCTTCTCCTAAGAAAACCGCTCCTAAGAAAAAATCTGTTAAAAAAAATGCTAAAAAAGATGCTCCTAAGAAAAAATCTGTTAAAAAATAAATCATCTAATTAATTTATAAAAATAATTGCAATTTTCATTATTATGTAATGGTATTAATGTAAATAATAAACTATTAGTTATTATTTTTATTCTTTCAATATATTCTTTACCATAATTCTTTTCAATATAGGTTTCAAATATTGAAATTCTTTTATTTCTATATTCATTTGATACAATTCGATTCATTAATATTTCATCATATCCTATTAAACTTTGATATATCTTTCCATAATCATACATTATATCTCCAAATAATGTATTATCATTATTTATTTTACCTCTCATATCAATTAACTTAAATTTATTCTTTTCATTAATTAAACAATTACTAAAAACTGCATCACCATGTATTATTCCTGGAATACCTAAGTTTTCTAATTCATATTTTTCAAAGTATGATATTAATTTTTCATAGATTATTTTACTATTTTCAAATCGAGAATAATCATAAGAAATCCATCTTTCTTTTATTTTTTTTGAATAATTATCATATATATTTATTTTTTCTGAAATTTGAGATTTATTCAACATATGTATCTCATTAAAAATAGAAAGATAGCTTTCAAAAAGTTCTAATGACAAAGATTCATTTACATATATATAACTCATTGTAACACCTTTTATTTTTTCAATAGAATACCAATCTTCTCCATGATCTATAAAAATAGGAAAATATTTTTTAATTTCATTTGGAAGATTTGAATAATAATAAATTTCTCCTTGTAATTTATTTGTATTATCACTTTTTTTAATTATAATATCTAATTTTTCTGAAACAATTTCATTAAAATCTCTTTCTGCTATTGATGTTTTATAAAATCCAACATTTTTTTCCAAATCTTCATATGAATTTATTGAAAGATCATCTATGTAAAAATCAGCATCTGGTTTCCCAAAATAGATTTCATCATAGGGAATATCATATTTTTCGAGTATTTCAAATATATTTTTTGAATAATCTTTAATAATAGTTGAAACATTCCCTTTATGTTTTTTCATTCCACACGATGTATAAATAATAATATCATGTCCATCTTTTTTAAGAAATCTGAGAAAATCTACATTTTTATTTATTGTTTCTATCTTATTATCATTTTCTGGTTGAAAAACAATAAGAGTGTTTTCTAAATCAAAACAAAATCTTTTTTTCTTCTTTTTCAAATCTTGATTACAAAAAATTTTTAATTGTATGGGTGTTCCAACACAACTAAAATCTTGTATTTTAAGAATATGTCCTGTAAATAAATAATTATCATTTAACATTTCTTTTATTATCGTTGATATATAAAACTGGTTTAATACTTTTATGTGATTAGTAACAACTTTTTTGCAATATGTTTTTAATATTTTAGTTGATTCAAAACAATAACATCCTGTATTTGCATAATTTGATATTATTTTTTTTTCGGCTATATCTTGAATATTATTTTGTTTATCCAAAGTTATATAAGAATAAATAGGTTCAAGTTGAGTATCTTTAAAAGTAAAAACACTATTTTTATTTTTCATAGATCTTACTATTTTTAAAATATCAATATGATAAAATGTATCACAATCTAATATGATACAATTATTTTCTAAATTTATTTTTTCTATTATATTCAATCCTTGTAAAACAGTTTCTGCAGCTCCTTCTGTTTTAAAATTTAATTGAACTAAATGAAGATTTAGAGTCGGATATTTATTTTTTAATTGTGTTGAAAATCCGAATTTATCAAACTCTTTATGGTAAATAATAATAATATTATCAGTTGGATTTAAATAAAGACTATCAATTAAATAAAAAATCATAGGTTCTCCAAAAACATGAATGAGTGGTTTTGGTTGAGTATATCCATCTAATTTAAATTTCTCTCCTGTCCCTCCTATTGGAATAATAATATTTAGACTCATTATTTATGAATATGAATATAATAAAATATTATATAAACCGATATATTTTAGAAAATTAAAATTTATAATATAATTATAATATAATTATATTATAATTATATTATAATTATATTATGAATAATTATATAAATATTCTAAAAGATTCAATTTATACTTCAATTAAATTGAAAATATTTAAAAATAAAAAAGATTCATTATTTTCACATATTTTTAAATCTAAATTAGTTAAAATAAAATTATCTACTTTTAAGAATGTTGATAATTTTAATTTAGATAGATTACAAAAATCAGCTGTTAAAGCTTATCCTTTAAAAAATAGACCACGCGGAAATAATGATATAATTAGTGTAAAGTATTATCAAAAACAAATACAACAAAAAAAAAATATTACTCCAATATGGATTATACAAAAAAATAATAAATACATATTATTAGATGGTGCTCATAGAATTGTTGCAAGTTATATTGAAGAAAAAAAATATATAAATGCATACATAATAATTTTATAAATAAATAAAAAATTTTTAAAACCCATTAGATATTCCAAAATGCATTAATGCCGCATTTGCCGCTTTTTGTTCTGCTTCTTTCTTAGATCGAGCTATTCCTTCTCCAATAATATTATTATCTACATCTCTAACAAACATATGAAACTTTTTATTTGCAATTCCATTGTCGCCAATTGTTGTAATAATTGTTTTTTGTTCATAGATAGGAAATTTTCCATTAAACTTCTTTTGATAATATCTCATCAACTGATCCTTGAAATTATCATCAGTCATAATTAATTCTGTAATATCTACTTTCTGTTCTATGATATTAATAATAAATTTACTACAAATACTATAACCCTCTGCTTCATTAGTTGCTCCAAAGTCATTCATCATGGCACCAATAAATGCTTCAAATGAATCTTCTAAGATTCGCGAGTTTTTGCGTCCACTACAAATAATTTCAATGTGTTTTGAAATGATCAAGAATTTATTAAATTCTAGACTTAATGCAAGTTTTGATAAAGTTTCGGTTTTAACTAATTTACTGCGAATTTTTGTAAGGAAACCTTCGCGTTGGTTTTTAAATCTTTTATAAAGATAAATAGCTGCAACAGATTGAATAATTCCATCTCCTAGCCATTCTAATACTTCATTTGAATCATCTTGTAAGGGCATAACATTTTTATAATCATCCATATTAATATTTTCTAGCGTTCCAAAAAATTTTTCATTTTTTTTGAAATCATTTTGTGCATAATAAGATTTATGTACAAAAGCTTGTTGCCATAATTTAAGATTATTAATTTTATTATTGATGCCGCCTTTCTTTAAAATACTTTCAACGTCTTCTTTAGTAATGTAAATATTGTTTTCATTGTACACTGGGTATATTTTTTTTTCGGTTTTTTCTTCAAATGAAGATTCAGAATCAGAATGTTGGAGCGACGTCATGTATGTAATAATACATAATTTTAATTATTTCTTAAATAGAAATCATTTTCAGTTTTTTGTTATTTTATAAAAAAAAAGGGAACCTAGGTTCCCTTTAGATCCCTCCTATTCCATCTAGTTCCAAAGGGAACCTATGTTCCCTTTAGATCCCTCCTATTTCATCTAGTTCTAATGCATTTTAGCTTTAATTTTTAAACTTATTTTTTCATAAAAATATATTTCCTTATTTAAGATTATATATTCTTTATTATTTAATGAACTATATTATTAAACTTGATAATCGTGAAAAATATTTAATTGAATTATTTGAAAAAAAAGGATACAATATTATTACTGAAAATTTAGATTTAGGTGATTTTCAAATTATTGATGTAGAGACCAAAGAAATTATTATTATAATTGAAAGAAAAACATTTGCTGATTTATCTGCATCTATTAAAGATAATCGTTATCATGAACAAAAAAATAGATTAAAGAATTCTTTGAAATCATCTGTCCGTAAAATTATTTTATTAGAAGGAAGTAATATTCGCGATTTTACATTAGCTGAATCAGCATTTCATTCTTCTATTTTAAATACGATGGTTCGTGACAATTTACATGTTTATATTAGTAAAGATTTAGAAAACACTGCATCTTTTATTGAAAATTTGATTTTTCAATTAGTAAAATATTATGATGATTTACAAAAAGAAGTTGTTTTAGGAGAAGAAACAATATCATCTTCCGGAGTACATGTTAAAAAAAAAGATAATTTAACAAAAAGTAGTTGTTTTCAAAATATGTTAGTACAAATACCAGGTGTATCTGTTAAAGTAGCAGAAGTTTTTACTGAAAAATATAAAAATATTTTTGATTTTATTAAAAGTATGGAAGAAAAATTTAATGGAGATGATGATTTTAAAGAAAATGTTATTCAATATATTAGTGCTGAAAAAATTGGAGTTAATAATAGAAAAGTTGGAGATATATTAGCTCAAAAAATATATTTTTATATTTTTGATCAAGAAAATAAAGATTTTGTATTAAGAGATTTGCCTAAAAAAAAAAGAGTAGTCTCTAAAAAGACGAGTGTTGTTTATTCTTCATTATTTAGTTCTTAATTTATATAAAATGATACTGATTTAAAAATATCTAAATATAATATAGTATTTTAATATGAAAAAATTTAATTATAGCACAATTTTTATATTTATATTTATTTTATTCTTAATTTGTTTTATGATAAATCAATTTATATGTTCAAACAAAAAATTAAATGATGATATTACAAAACATATTAAAATTTATAAAAAAGAACCAGTAGAAATACCTGTATATAGAAATGTGCAAAAACCATTACTAAAACCTATACAAAAACATGTAGAAATAAAACAGAAACAACAAATTCCATTAAATTATTTTCGATGTAATGATAAAGAATTAGGAAAAATAACAAAGAATATATTTGATGAGAATCTAATTAAAAAATCAAATAAAAGTTGGGATATTTATATTCCATGCGGATATAATATGGTAGAAGATGAATTAAAAAAAATTATAATTCAAAAACCTGGTAAAAAATATATTTTTGGTTTAAATGGATGTGATTCGATTGTAAGTAAAAATAAAATATGGCAATCTTTAATGGAATTTTATGGAAGAAAACATGCAAGTGAATTAATGCCGGAATCTTTTATATTAGGAAATAAAGAAGAAATGGCTATATTTAATGAGCAATTTGATAGAAGACAAAATACTATTTATATTTTAAAAAAAAATGTTCAACGAAAAGAAGGATTAAAATTAACAAAAAAATATGATGATATTATGAAAGGATATTTAGAAGGATATAAAGTTGTTCAGAAATATAAAACTAATTTATATTTAATAAATAATAGAAAAGTAAATTTAAGAATATATTTATTAATTGTTATTAAAAATGATATAATATCATTTTATGTTTCAAATTTAGGAAAATGTATTTATACTAATAAAGAGTATAATCATAATGATCTTGATTTTGAAACAAATATTACTAGTTATAATTTAGATATGTCTGTTTATAAACAAAATCCAAGAGTTTTTTCTGAATTGAAAAAATATATTATTAAAAAAAATAATAAACAAACTGCGGATTTATTGTTTAGGAATATTGATAATTTAATGCGTGAAATTTCAGTATGTTTATCAAAAAATTTTTATCAAAGTGACAATATAAAAGGAAATACTACTTTTCAATTATTTGGAGGAGATGTTATTTTTGATGTAAATATGAATCCTTATTTATTAGAAATGAATAAAGGCCCTGATATGTCTGCAAGAGATGTAATAGATGAAAAAATGAAAACAAAAGTTCAACAAGACATGTTTAAAATAGTTGGAATTTTACCATCTGATGAAAAACAAAAAAATGTTTTTTATAATGTTTATAATAGTCCTATATGAAATTTTTTTTAATTGTTGAAAAAATAATATAATATATAATATATTATATTATGATAATTAAGAAGAAGTATTATGTTTTAATTATAGTTTTAATTATATGTTTTATATTAATACTTAATATTTTTTATAGAAAATATTATTATTATGATAGAGAAGACTTTATTGGATTTTTAGAA